CCAAATCGTAGTCTTGCCACTAACGTATCTTGGCTTTGCGAGGATTTTCGGCTAAGTAAATACTAAAGCTTCGGTTCGAGACCAATATTACCAAATACAAACGAACAATTAAATTAAACCAAGTGCCGAAAATCTCGCAAAACCAATGTTATCAGGAGTACGGCAATTAAAAACTAAATATGTTATGAAAGATATTTTTAAAATTATGTACATCATAGTAGATAGAAAAGGAAACGGATTACCTTACACTTTAAGTTATCAAAAGAAAATGTGTACAGATGCTTTTGTAAAAGGTTCGTCTTTAAATTGGGCGCAAACTAAAAAAAACGGTTGGAAATGTGTAAAAGTAGATGTAAATATTACGCTTAGTTCTAATATTGATTCTTGGAATTGAACGTAGTATTCCTGATGGCTCATATACTATGAGAATGGATAAGCCTGATTTTGTAAAAACAATGTTGCTTGCTGATTATGTAGGAATGGCAAAAGAAGTAAAACTAATTGATTTTATAAGATATAATTATAATCCTAGAATTATGGGAAATCAAACTTTATTGATGAAATATATTCGACAAAGTTGTGCCGTTCCAACTGCATAGCTAGTAACGGTTCGTGGCTTGACGCAGGTGGGAAAAATAAACTCCAAACATTAAATTAATAACTAATAAATCCAAGTACAAAATGAATAATGAATTAAAGACAGATGCCCACTTGCTTCAAACCACTGTTATAGACAGTACGTGGCGTGAACCGAAAGCGCAAGTTATTCACGGGAGATTTTAGAAATTTTGAAATACCGAAAGGGCTGACTATCACCGACCCGCATACAATCAAGGCTACGCTTACAACGAGTATAAAGACAGGCTTAATGAAAAGGAGTATATTGAGTTATTGTCTAAAATACCAACTCCTTGTGTAATTATTCATTACCCCGAAGAAACTATAAATCTGTTGCCAAAAGCAATACAAGCCAAATGCGAACAAGTGGTTTGCTGGGTTTATAATTCTAATACAGTAAAACAAAGCAGGTTAATATCGTGGTGGGGTTGCAAGCCTGATTTTTTAAAAGTAAGACAGCCTTATAAAAACCTAAACGATAAAAGAATACAGAAACGAATTGCAGAAGGAAAAACAGGAGCTAAACTTTATGACTGGTGGGAAATAAATCAAGTCAAAAACGTAAGTAAAGAAAAAACCGAACATCCTTGCCAAATTCCAGAAGCATTAATAAGCCGTATTATTCAAATTACAGCACAAGAAGGACAAACAATAATTGATGTTTTTGGAGGTTCTGGAACAACTATAAAAGTTGCAAACGATTTAGGTTTTGATGGAATAAGTTTTGATATAAACGAAACTTATTCGGAAATAACAAAAAATCGTCTTTCGAAAACTGAAATACAGTATTGTCTATAACGGCTGATGCTACTGGCAGTTTGCCACCACAAAACGTGAATAATAGCAGGGAGTTCTGCAAATTGCCAGTAGCATAGGTTATAGGCAGGCAATTTTCGCACGTTCTTTGAAATTTTGGGAATTAGATAAAATTATTATCACTTGTAAACCTTTGTAAAATAAGGGAAAGTGAAAATAAATTAAAAATAGTTATCTTTTTATTTGGTTATATGTCATATATGATATATATTTGTACTCAGATAACAAGGAAGTTATCAAAAACATAAAAAGAGGCGGCAACTCGAAAATACGGCAAAAGCATTATGAAAACTTTAATCAAATTAGTAAACGGAACAGAAGTATCAAGAAAATCAGGTTACGCAAATTTAGAAAATGCAAATAACGCTGGGAACTCTTGGAAAAGAGATTGCAGAATTCATAAAAATGAATTAGATACACGTTCTTTCTTTGTGATTGATACAGATTTAGAAAATGAAGTATTATCAGTTGCAGTAATAAAATCATTCATCAACGATAATGTTGGTTTATCTGCATTTTCTGCAAATGTTAGAAGAAACAGAGGAAATCGTCCAACTCGTTTTAATTTAATTAATGAGTTACACATTTTGGATGATGCAGAATTGAATATTGCATTTGTAAATGGATTAATTGGTAACAACGGAAGAAAAGGAAGTGTAGTTGAGAATGCTACTAAACACGGAAATATTTGTAACATATAATTATGGCAGAAAACCAAAATCAAAACGAGCAATGGATGTTGCTCGTTTTACTTCTTAAAGAAATTGCAGATAAAAAAGGAATTACTCAAGGGCAAATTGCCGAACAAACTGGCTTGATACAATCAAATATCAGCCGTTTCTTTTCTTTAAAATACAAACCCACACTTGATACTTTTCTTCAAGTTGCAAAAGCAATTAAGGTTAATTTTTTCTTTGAAGATCAGGAGGATAAAACCGACTTTAACCAATGTTTTGAAAAAGCAATGGAACAACTCGGTCGTAGAGTTGACAAATTGCCCAAAAACTAAACACATCTAATTTCCAAAATTTCAAAGCCAATCTTTATCCGTAATGATTGGCTTTTTGCTTGCCTATAACGCTCACTGCTTTGTGCAGTATGGGGCTAAACGAGCCTAATTTTCTAATTAAACAACAATATTAACAGATATGCAACAATGTTTATTTCAAGAACTAATGCCCATATTGCTCAAAGCAGATGTTAGGGGCAGTTTTTTATCCATAACGTATAAAGAAGCAATTGATTTTTTATTACCTAGACATTATTCAGGGAGAAAACCAAGTATAACTTTTTCTTTTGGTTACTTTGAAAATAATGAACTAAAAGCAGTTTGTACATTTGGAAAGCCAGCAAGTAATAGTTTATGTATTGGAGTTTGTGGCAAAGAATACAGCGAAAAGGTATTTGAATTAAACCGACTTTGTGTTGATGGAGAAATACAAATACAATTATCAAAATTTGTATCGTGGTGCTTAAATGAATTGAAAGCAAAAGATTTAATATTAGTTTCTTATGCTGATAGCCAAATGAACCCAACTGTTTTATAGCAATTGTTAGTAGCTGTTTATTTAATTTACATTTATTTTAAAAATATTTGTAAACATATTAGATTATACAAAAACAAGTCGTATATTTGTATAACAAAATCAAACAAATAGAAATTATGAGAGTAGTAGATTTAAAAAGATTAGATTATTTAGTAGGATGTGATGATAGTTTTATTGTTATCGACAAAAGCGGTGAATTTACTTTTGAAGCTGTAAATATTAGTACTGGCGAAGAAGTTACAATAGAAGGTGATTATTTAGATAAAGGAGACATTAGTCATTATGATTTTACCAATAAAGGTAATGCGGAAGTGTTTATTTTGTCTACTAAAATGACTGATACTCGTAAAGTTAAATTAATCCAGATAATAAGAGAAATTAAAAACTATTATTACAACTAATTATGAACCGACAATCAATAATAGTTTTTATTCAGGGAGAAAGGATAGAAACTTACGGGAACTTAAAAAAGTGTTGTGAAATGGAAAACTTGAAATATCACACTTTAGCGCGTTTAAAATTCCCGATCCGTCTAAACGATGTCGTTATACACAAAACGCTGTTTAAATAGCTACTAACGGACGGCGTGTATGAGAGGTTGCGCCGATTAAAAACTAAACTTCCAAAATATTACTAATTTTTAAATTAAAAAACTATGTTTAAAAAAATGCCTAATGCAAGCAATCTCTTACACACGATGTTAGCAGCTGTTTTTCTTTTCGGATGCGCAAAAGCTAAAACACAGCCAATAGAGAAATATGGAGGTTCAAAATATGTAGTTTCAAAAATACAAGTAACAGATTGGGGTAGATTGTATAATATTCAACTAAAAAATAAAGACACTATTTTTTGGGCAACTGTTTTAGAGTTTGATGTAAAAAGCATAAAAATCGGAGACACTATTCGTTAGTTGCTCCAAAATAGCTACTAACGTTCCCTTGCTAAGCGAGGTTCGGGACAAAATAAAAAACAGATTTTCGATTAATAACCAATACCAACAAAAATGAAACAGACTTTAAATACAGAAACCAAACCCGAATCTTGTTTAG